AAGGTGCTGAAGAAACCATCAAGCGTGCTCTCGCAATACGTCATATGGAGCTACCAGTTGGAGAATTTATTTCTCAAGGGCTGGAGAGGACCGTACCGTCAGCAGCGAGGACACTTCTTGAGTCAAACGTTAAAGATGAGGTCAAGCATGATCTCGCTCTGGGCTACATTGTTGACGCCCACGGGGCTGATCCCAAAGCTGAACTCGAAGCCTTGAGGTTAAGAGATGCTTGGATTACACACCCTGACCACACTATTACCAAAGCTCTCGTTGCAGAACGAGCTATATTTTTTGTTCTATTACCTATGTTTCGCTTTCTTGGTGACGCTGCTCTCAGAACAGTATCAGCTGATATATCCAGAGATGAACAAATACACGTTGCGACAAATAGTCTCGTATGTGCTGAGTTGGGTCTTGTTCCTAGCTCTTCTTTGGATAAGCTTCGGAAGGCAACTATACAATGGGTACTACAACCCCTAGCAGAAAACAATACTGATAAATATTTGTCGAAAAAATTTTGGGCAGATGCGAGCGATCAGTTAATGTATCAGGGCAAAGCCCCACAGTTTTCTGACACAAGAGCAGCTCGTATGCCCGCATTTTTTGAACATGCAAACACCAACCTCCCTCAATACGCTTAGTTTTCATTCAGAGAAGCTAGAGAAATTAGTCGAGGATCTGGAATCCAAGTTCGCTTGGTATCCTGTCCACCCCAAGGAGGACTTAGCCTCCATCATGTATCGCTCTGGACAACAGGAAGTGGTACAATATATAAAATCTATTTTAAACGAAGACAATGTGTCTATTTAGATCAAGACAAGCCACACCAATGCCTACACCAGCAGCTCCTATACAACCAAGGCAGCCTGACGTAGTGCAAGCATCAAGACTACCTAGCAAGAAAGAGTTAGTAGATCCTGATGAAGTAGCTGGCGTAGAGTATGGTACAACAGCAAAGACTGCTCCAAGAGGAACAGCTAAGAAGACTGGTACAGATGCTCTTAAAATTAATATCAATACACCAACAGCTGGTAGTACAACGGGTGGAATGAATGTATAAGGCAAAGGAAAGATACAACAAACTGTCATCAGGTAGAACACAGTTTCTAGACATGGCAGTAGAATGTTCTGAACTTACCTTACCTTATCTTATTACAAGAGACGACAACTTTAAAGGCAAGCGACAACTGCTACAACCATGGCAGTCAGTTGGTGCTAAAGCTGTTGTTACATTGGCAGCGAAGCTTATGCTAGCTACCCTACCTCCACAGACTAGCTTTTTTAAGCTACAAGTAAGAGACGACAAGCTTGGAGAGACACTCGACCCACAGATACGCACAGAGTTAGACTTATCATTCTCAAAAATAGAGAGACTGATAATGGATTTCATAGCTGCATCTAATGATCGAGTTGCAGTACACCAAGCATTAAAACACCTGATCGTTGGCGGTAACGCACTTATCTTTATGGGTAAGGATGGTCTAAAGACTTATCCTCTCTCACGATATGTTGTAAACAGAGACGGTAATGGTAATGTTATAGAAATAATTACCAAAGAGCTAATTAGCAGAAAGGTTCTGGGGATAGCAAAACCTCCAGAGGAACAGGGACCGAACAGTAATGACCTTGGTCCAGATGAAGACGACGCTGAGGTATACACCTGTGTTAAGATGGATGAGAGTAGTGGTAGTTGGAGATGGCATCAAGAAGTGGACGACATGATCCTAGAAGGTAGCCAGAGCACAGCACCAAAGAACGCCTCACCATGGTTAGTGCTTCGATTCAATACAGTAGACGGAGAGGACTACGGACGTGGTAGAGTAGAGGAATTTATTGGAGACTTACGTAGTCTTAATGGATTGTCTCAAGCTCTCGTAGAGGGTGCAAGTGTTGCAAGTAAAGTTATTTTTCTTGTCTCACCTTCATCAACTACAAAGCCGCAGACCTTATCGAAAGCAGGTAACGGAGCCATCATACAGGGCAGACCAGAAGATGTTGGAGTTGTACAGGTAGGTAAGACTGCCGACTTCTCCACAGCTGCACAAATGTCGCAGTCAATAGAAAAGAGAATCCTTGAAGCGTTCTTAGTAATGAATGTGAGAAACGCTGAAAGGGTCACAGCTGAAGAAGTACGTCTGACACAGCTAGAGCTAGAGCAATCCCTCGGCGGACTGTTCAGCTTACTAACGGTAGAGTTTTTAGTACCCTACCTAAACAGAACTCTGTTAATACTACAGAGATCAAACCAGATACCAAGACTACCTAAAGATGTCGTTAGACCTAAGATAGTAGCCGGTATTAACTCACTCGGTAGAGGACAAGACAATGAAAGCTTAACTAGATTCATGGCTACCGTAGCACAGACGCTAGGACCAGAAGCTCTTGTTAAGTTTGTTAACCCATCTGAGGCTATACAAAGACTAGCAGCAGCACAGGGTATAGATGTACTCAACCTAATCAGAACTCCAGAAGAACTACAAGCAGAGCAGCAGAAGCTTATGCAAATGCAGGCACAGAAGTCACTCGTCGACCAGACAGGACAGATTGCAGGCACACCACTCATGGATCCACAGAAGAATCCACAGTTGGCAGAGCAAGCATCAGCCGCTATTGAAGGTATAACTGGAGCACCAGTACCACCACAAGAATAGAATGGCAGCAGAAGAACAAACATTTACAGTTACAGATAACCAACCAGAAACAGAAGTCCTATCCGAAGAGGAACAGGACTCTCTGGCTGTTGGTGAAAAGCTAGTAGCTGAACAAGAAAACTTATTAGCCGGTAAATATAAATCAGCTCAAGAGTTAGAGAAAGCATACAAAGAACTGGAAGCAAAGCTAGGTGATAACACAGAGCAAGCTCAACCAGAACCAGAAGCCGAACCAGAACCTACTACACTATCTGACAATGCTAGTATAATTACGTCAGCATCAGACGAGTACTATAAAAACGATGGTAAGTTATCAGCAGAGACTCTACAAAAATTCTCAAACATGTCTAGCCAAGATTTGGTTAACGCATACTTAGAGGTAACTAAGAGTCCAGACTGGCAGGCAGCACCACCATCTGAAGTAGCTGATATATCTGATGCACAGATAAATCAAGTTAAGAACGCAGCAGGCGGTGAAGCAGCATATCAGAATATGGTACAATGGGCAGGGCAGAATTTAGACGCTAAGTCTATCGAAGCATTTGACCAGATCATAAATACTGGAAGTCTTGATGCTATTAACTTTGCAGTTAAGGGATTGAAGTCACAGTATGATGCAGCAAATGGAGTAGAAGGTACAATGGTACAAGGTAAAGCAGCACCTAATAGAGGTGACGTCTTTCGTAGCCAAGCTGAGTTAGTAGCAGCTATGAATGACAGAAGGTATGATAACGACCCTGCCTACAGGCAAGATGTTATTGAAAAATTAGAACGATCAGACAACTTATCATTTTAAAATCATGCCACAGGGAAAAGGTACTTACGGAAGTAAGAAAGGCAGACCGCCAAAGAAGAAAGCGTCAAAGGGACTAGCCGCACTCGCAAAAAAACGACCAAAAGTTGCGGCTGCAATCATGAAAAATAAGAGGAAGAAATAATGGCACATCCTCCGGGACAACTTCCTCCTTACAAAAAACCTAATAAACCTGATAGCCCTTACGAGCCATACAAATCTCCTATCCCATCAAGGGATGATAGGCTAGCTAGAATGAGAAAGAGGACAAACAACAATGTCAACGAAGCGTAAAGGGTTCTCTTATTCTGGGTCCGGGATTGATAACCCGTACCAGACGAATCCTTGCAAAACATACGATTGTAGTAAAGGACCTCCAAAAATCTATCCACATGAAAAAAAGAAACGAGAGGTCATACCGGTGTACACAGCCCGTGAAAGAATGAGAAGGAGGACTAACAACAATGTCAACGAAACGTAAAGATTTGCAGATTGCAAACATAACTCCAAAAGATTTTAGCCCACCACCATTCAGATACTTTAATCATATTAGGATTCCGGCTATTAGAGAAGCTGAGATGAAACACTTTAAAAATTTTATTGAATCTATGGGTGGTAGTACAAAAGGTTTTGTAAAGAATAACAAAAAGAATGATTTAAAGATAGCCAGTTTAGATGAAGCTGACTCATCAATCATGAATTATGTTACTGAAAAAGGTTTCTTCTTAGATGGTCAGGGAAACTCTTACATGCAACAGGGCGGAAAATTCTATGATGCGGGAGGGTATAACCCTGACGTACATGGATTACCTGTACCTTTAGCTGAGAAAAAAAAGAAACAAAGATCTAAACTACAGATAGCATAATGGCTGTAAAGAAAAAGAACGTGAGTCTCAAGATGGGCAAGCACAAGTCTCGCACAGGAGGACTCACAGCAGCCGGTAGAAAAAAATACAACGCAGCTACCGGCTCTAACCTCAAGGCTCCACAGCCCGGAGGAGGTCCACGTAAACGCTCGTTCTGTGCTAGGATGAAGGGTGTTAAAGGACCAATGAAAAAACCAAACGGCAAGCCTACACGAAAGGCACTTGCCCTACGTAAATGGAAATGCTAACATGGCTAAACGAGGATTATATGCAAACATTCACGCCAAGAGAAAGCGTATCAAAGCAGGCTCTGGCGAGAAGATGAGAAAGGTGGGTTCTAAGGGCGCTCCCACCGCC